TTACAATCTTGTTCAAGTTTGTATCTAGAATCTTAACCCAAGGATAATATGTAGAAACATAACTACTATCCACTGTTGATACATCGTTTACTGCTGCATCAATCAATCCTACTGTTTGATTGCTTGATGGGAACACGATGTTATCCATGATGTAGAAAGTATCACCACGGGCTTCACACATATCTGTTACCAAGTCAGTAACATAACTATGTTGTTCGTGGAAAATACCAGGTGTTACGATCAAATTGATGTCAAATTCATCAGCATTTCCAAGAGCGCCTACACATTGTTTGTAAGCGATTGAACCTGCACTATTGATATTTGTACAATTCAAACCTTGAGTATTACCTGCGATAATATCAGATCCAACATTAATTGGAATTGCTGGAGATTGTCCATCAAATCCACCTTGGAAACCTACTACGAACTTACGCATCTTAACATATGTAGCTTCGTTAGTTGCATCATATGTTGATGGGATACTACCACTCAATGAAGCAGCAAGTAATGAACCAGTTCCCATGTAAGTTGAACTTGTTGATTCCAAATCAAATGCGATATTGTATCCTACAGTAGCACCAAATGGTAGAGGAGCAAAATATTGTTCAGTATCAATCTTTACACCAGCATTTACTGAACTTGTTGGATATAGAGCAGTCAATTCTGCATCAGCACCAAGTGGAATATCACTCATTACTGTACCGGATGGATATTTACCAGGAGCCAATCCATAAATACTTGCTTTACTGTATTGTACTACTGAAACATAATTTCCGATTGTACCTCCAAGTGGAGTAACATAAGCTTCGTTACCATATGGAACTGAAGATACTGGATATGGAACAGTATTCATTTCAATTCTGATATACTTACTCAAGTTTGTATAAGTACCGAATTCAATGATCTTACCAGCATAAGTAATGAAATTGTATCTATCACCAATTCTACGAGCAACAAAGTTTGAAGAATTTGGATCTAGATTCAAGTTTTGGAAGATTTCCAAATACTTAGGCTTCTTATCAGTATCACTATAAGCTCTTACTGCGAGTGTGAATGAACCCCAGTCACTTCCGGCGACTGTACCAGCCAATTTAACATTGCTGATTTCAATCTTATATTGTTTATTTGTATTTGTACCATCACTTAAAGTGTGTGCTTTAAACAATTGATATTTTGTTACTGAACCTGGATTTGCATTACCACTCCAAGGAGCAATTCCTTGTGAAAGAATCCAAGGTGTTGATGCGTTTGTTAATCCATATTGAGAATCACCTGCATTCAAGTTTGTTGAATATTGATCGGTAAACTTCAATACTTCTCCAGTTGCGAATGAACTAGATGGTAGATATGCACCATATATTTTCCAACCAGGATTTCCAGTATTCAATTCATCATTTATTTTTTGAATTGAATCTTCAAATGTTTTGTACAAATATGCTGCTTCAATCTTGGCACCAGCGACTTGATCGTCTTGATTACCTACTGTTGCATTATTTCCAAATACATTTGTAATGTAATTTGAATCTGCTGGATTCAATGAGAAATCATAGTATCCAATCAAAGATGCATTTTGAGTTAATACCAATTGGAAATCACTCAATGATGTTGGATTTGTAGAACCACTATAAGGAGAAGCAGTTGTTGGTTTTTGAATCAATGATGAACCACTAAAGCCTGGAGCATTGAAACTACTATCCAATGTACCATATTGAGTATTTGCTAATACTGCTAATACTCTTGGTTTATTAGTTACTGCGGTTGGATTACATGGATCTGCTGGTGTAGTCCAGTTGGCATTAAATTCTCCTGAAATCTTACCAAATGAACCACTAATTACACCCTTAAGATAAATTTGTGCTCCACATCCAGTTGAAGATCTTAAAGCATAAATACTACCACTTACTAGTGTAATATTTGTTCCTGACAAATTTCCATCGGAATTTACGATTGTTACACTATTTCCAAGTGATCCTGAGAAATTTGAAGTGGTTGATGTAGATTCTGCTATTGATTGTAACAATTTATCATTGTTTGTATAATAACTACTTCCTTGGTAGGATGATGTTACATGTACACTAGCAAAAGTAAGATCCGATACTGTAAAACTATAAGTTTGATCGCTGTTATATAAACTTCCATTAGGTGAAATAACACTTAATGCGGTATTATCTGCAGCAGTAGAATTAAATTTTGCAGTAAATGTAGCACCAGATACAAATGATAGTGTAGGAAGTGGTGATACCTGTGATCCTGTAACTGTTAATGTTGATCCTGTTGCATATGGTGCAATGAATGCGACATCGCTAAATGCAAAAAATGTTATTTCTCCGGAAGAAATTGAATAACTATTAGTTATTGGTGATAAATCAACTGATGCAGATACTGTCGGATTAATTGTCATAGATGCACTTAAAGATCCAACGGCAGTTGGAAGTCTATAAATGTTTCTAATAACACTCAATGTGGTGTCCAATGAATATGGATATACATTTAAACTAGCCAAATTGTTAGTAATAACTTTTACTACCTGATTATTACTTACAGCAGTAACCAAACTAGCTGTTTGTGCTGGTGAAAATGCAATTGATCCTGTTAGTGTATTTATTTCTGCTAAAGTTGCTTTAGACGAACTAAATGAAACTCCACTAAATGAATTGAGTGCAATAATACTTCCTGAAATATATGTAAATGTACTATTAATATTAGCAGTGTCATATGATACATATGATGATCCGCTGTTTAATGCACCAGCAGAACCGCTTCTTGGCCATGTACCTGGTTGTGCCCAGATCACAAATGGATTAATTTGTCTATATCCAGTCAATGCACCCACACGACAAACAGTTACGAATCCTTTTTCATTCAAGTATTCTTTTGCGGTGTATGGACCATAGTAAACACCATCAGCAACACCGAACTTTTCTTCAAGATCGGCAGTGTTAGTGATTAATGTTGGTGCGAATCCAGGACCCTTTGGGAATGGAGCAAGTACTACTGCTCCAATTTCAGCAACACCTTGTGCTACTCCGCTTAGGTCATTTTCTCTTGTAAATACTCCTGGACTGACCAGACGGTCAACAGGACTAAATTTTCCTCCTTCAGTTATTGGCATATGTTAAATTCCTTTCAAATGTAGAAATTTTGATAAAAAAATCTAAATATAAATATTCTCAAAAAATTCAAGATGTTAATATTTATAAACAATTTTAAAATTATTGATATAGAGGAAAAAATCGTCTGCCACTTCCTTCAACATATACAGGTGCCCATCCCCAAAATGTTTTACTTCCAATTCCACTTAAGTCTTGACTTGTACCACCACCATTAATTGTAAATATATAAGCATTTGGATCTGTTAATCCACCTCCTCCAATACCATAATCACCCTCACCTATTAAATAAAGATTTGGTATTATCGTTTTATTTTCTAATCCCGGTGTTTTTAAATCCGATACGAATGCACTATATTTCTTTTCTGGATATAATGAGGATGTATTATTATAATAAATGAATGATAAAATCATTTCTTGTGCAGGAACCAATGTAATAGATCCAGATTCTTCTATTGATCCGCTACCAGGTCCATCAAATCCAGCCACTCCTGCCCATTGAATCAATTCATATGGATAAAAATTAATTGTAGTATTATTACTTCCAGATGATACTAATCTAATACTAAAAGATCCAGAATCAGTTGATGAACTGATATGTACATTCAAATTATTAAGTGTATGTAAATGCCAAAAAGAATAATCTGAAGAACATGTAATTGATGATGTTGATCCGCTAAAATATGAAGAAGTAAATGAAAATTCACCTTGACCTGCTGGACCAGATGGTGATGGTACCCAAACTGTGTCAAAATCTGTAGGACTATTTTTTGCTAGTATATAAGATGATGCTCCACCAGTTGGTATTCCATTATTAGCATAACTAGCACTTAATGCGTAACTAGCACTCAGTGCATAACTGGAACTCACCGTATAACTAGCAGTAATTGCTCTTGATGCAGTTACTGCCCAAGAAGCGGTTCCGTATAAACTAGATGTAACATTATATGCATATAAAGATCCCGTAATTATTATAGAACCTGTAACATATCCACTTCCAGTAAATGGAAATCCATTTCCAGAACCACCAGCACTCGCACTAATAGTTACTATCGGACCAGATCCACTTACTATAGTTATTCCTGGTCCACCAATTATAGAAGTAATATTACCACCACCACTTCCAGATATAATACTGCCTGATGCAACCGCACTAGAAGTCATTACACACACCTGTTTAGAATTATCATCCCAAGTTAAGAAATATTTAAATGGTGCAGGTGTATCACTCTTACAAGGATTTTTCCAAAAAATACTACTAGTAACATTTAAAATATCTACACTTACTACAGCACTACTTCCAATATCTGGAGGCGCACTACTACCAGATGGGTCAAAAACTTGAACAGTTCTTAAATTTGTATAGGAAAGATTTGAATTGACATCATATAATTCAGATTTTATTTCAAATACTTCATTCGCTACATTTACTGGGAACGGAACTTTTACATAATACGAATTTCCAGTATAACCATACAATTCGGATACCTTTATTGACAAATCCGAAACAATTATTTGTTTGACATTTTCAGGATAAACAACTAAAGTTCCATAAAGATCTTCAGGAAATTTAAATTCAAAATTTTGTTTTTGATCAAAATATTTACCAGTTGTACTTCCACTATAAGCAAATTCTGCAATTAATACACCACGATTTACATCATATCCTATATTTTTATTTACACTTGGTAATGAACTTGTAATATAAAATTTTAATTTAGCCGTCGCAGATGAATCTTTTTCTATTACAGATGTTCTGAATGAAAACACATAATCTGTATCTTTATAAAAAGTCAAAAAGTTACTATCAAAATTGGATCCTGATTGTGCTGATTGTTCAGTTGCATTATAAGGTAAATAAGAAACATTTCTGTTTGTAAATGATGTGTTTGCTTTTACAATTGCATATGTACCATTTAGATTACTACCGGATATTTTTAAACCGTTTACAAAAGTTTGATTATCATATTTAAGACTTAAATCATTTGAACTCGTAAACCAGAAGTTATTAATATGAAATTGAGTAAAAAATACACCTAACCGTTCAAATGCTTTGTTTGGAGTAACAGTATCTCTTAATATTTCAGTATCGCCAAATGTTTCATCAATTACTGATTCAAAATCACCAAGAGTTCTTAAACTTTTTCTATAAACTTTATGTTTAGCAGGCTTTCCAGTAAATGTATTAATGTTTTTATAAATTATATTCGCATAAGAAAATTTCTTATATTGTTTTGCACCACTTAATCCTAATGATTCTTGTAAATAACTTGATGATAAAAATAAATTAGAATTATATGTAATATCATTATAAATAACTTTATAATTTCCACTTGTAATTGTAGCAACTTTATTGTTATACGTAAATGGAGTATCTAAAATTAATGTAGTGGCATTTAATACATCTTTGATTAAAAAAGAAGATGTGGTGTTGACACTAATTTCATTAAAACTAGCATAATCTCTAATTTTATTGACATATAATTGTACTTGGAAATTTTTTAAACTTGAACTGAAGTTGGCAGAACTATCTATTATTCTATAATCAACTAAATTTTTTCTATATCCAAACTTTTGAATATCAAAATCCGCTTTAGGTTGTACTGCAGTTGATAGAAAACTGCCTGTAACTGTTTTTGGATTGTTTTCTACGGATGATGATACTGCATAAGATAATATTGGTTCAACTTCAATTAATGGTTGATTATAAAATCTTATTTTTGAATCTGTAATTTTATTGACATTTATATTTATATTTGCAGACCATCTTACTGTTTTGTTATCTACAGTTGTAGAAACTAAGATTATCTTTCCAGAACCAATTGAATTTTGTTCATAAACATAAATTGATAGTACTATAATTCTTTTCTTGGTTAATTGATCGGTACTAATAGCTTTTTCTATAAAAAGAGGTACGCCATTACCATCAAATGCTTCAGTAAGTATTTCAGCACCAATTTTAAGTTTGTCACTTCCATTGATTACCAACGCATTTTTCCCCACAGAGAATTCTGGTGAAAACTCTGTGAGGTTAAAATATTCAGATAAGTATGTCTTATCTTCTATATTAACGGTTTGACTTGATAAACCTAAAATTTGACCTGTCTTTATGCTGGGCATATATACTATAAATATATATACCCATCAATTATACATAATTAACTTTAGAGAACCCGTTTTCTTTCTTAATTTCAAGTCTATTGTCAACCATATCTCTCATACTGTCCAAATGACTAATAATCCACACGAAATCAAAATTAGTCTTTAAGAAAGCAAATAAAGCACCCATAGATGACAAGTTATCGGCATCTGCACATCCAAATCCTTCATCTATAGCTATAAAATTGGGTCTTGGTAGATTGCTGATGTTAATTAACGCTACTCTCATAGCCAATGAACTAACAAATCGTTCCATACCACTAGCCAATTCTAGTGGCCAGCGTTTATCTTCATAATTAATATGTGTAGTTACATTTTTA